CTTGGCGGAAAGGGAGGCAACTTCGCTGGCCTTGGCTTCAACCTCGGCGGTCTTGCCGGTGAAGGCTTCCTTCAGCGAATTAAGGCGTTCTTCGAGCGTCATGGGTTTAGCCAAGTGTCAAACCTTCGATTTGGTCGGGTCGGTCTGAATAGGTTCGACCGAAGGGTCGGCGGGAATCTCTTCCTCATCCTCGTCTTCGTCGGAATCCGTGCCGTCCGGCTTTTTCTTCTTTTTCTTTTTCTTGCCGTCGGAAATAGGGGCAACCTCGTCCTTGTCGCCCTGCTCGGGGGAGACATCGGCGGCCTGGGCGTAGTTGGCAGGGCCACCCACGGGGACTTGCTTTTCCGCCCGCTCGTAAATGGCGTATTCCTCGGGGTCAATGGCCATCAGCAGATCGTCAAAGGTGTTCATCAATCCAGAAACAAGGGACTTCTCCGCGCCCTTCTTGCCAGACCAGCATTGACCCTGCATATCGGCTTCGTCGGCAAAGGTACGGACAGCCTTGATGTCGCCGATGAACCATTGGTGCATTTCGTCCACATCGTCTTGGAATAGTTTCCGCTGCTCGGGGGTCATCGAGGTGCCCGTGTAACCAGCCCCCTTGGCCCAACCAGCCTTGATTAGGTCAACGGTGATGCCTTCCTCGGCATAGGCGGCCTTCATGTCGTAAATGGGGATGTAGACCCCAATGGAGCCTACGATGGACGAGGGGCTGACATAGACCTCGTCGCATTGGCTCATCAGCCACATCCCAGCGGAGCAGGACTGTTTGCAGGTCCAACCGATAGTCCGCTTCTTGCAAGCGCGGATACGCTGGGCCATCTCGGGGACGCCGGTGACGGTTCCTCCGGGGGTATCAAAGTCAAAGATGATGGTTTCGACGCCAGGGTCACGCTCGGCGTCTTCAAGCATCTCTTGGATGTCTTCGACGTCCGTTGCACCCATCATCTTTTCCAGCTCGGTAAGTCCAGAGCCGATGACGCCCTTGACGGGAATCACGGCGATGTCACCAGACTTGATCATGATGGGCTTGGGGCCGAAGAGCATCTCCATCATGTCTTCGAGGTCGTCTCCAGCCTTTAGGTCGGTCGGGGAGAGTTCGGCCACCTTGTCGAGATATGCCTTCGCTTTCGCCGGCTCGATGAGCATCGGCATAAAGGTCTTAAATGCGTTGGAAAGGGCGTACATAAATTATTTGGTGGTATTGGGGTCGTCTGGATCGGCGTCTTCTTCGTCGTCTTCCACAATCTTGGCACCATCGTCCATCATCGGCTTTTCGGGCGTTTGACCAACGGAGGCGTTGATGTCGGCGGGTGCGACATTCTGGGGCTTGTAGAGCAGGGACAGCGGAATATTGAACTCTTCCGACAGGTCCATAAGGTACCGCTTCTCGGCGGCGTTCTCGCGCATCTTTTCCTTGGGGTCTAGACCCTCTTCGAGATAATTGTCCGTAAGGCTCTTAAGGCCAGATTCGATGTCCTGTCGGTTCTGCTGCGAGTCACGGCCAGCGTCTACGGTGACACGGCGGGGAGTCGTCCAAGAAACATTGTACCAATACTCGTTGGAAGGCAGATAGCCTTCCTTGATTGCCGTACCGATGACATAACCCCAGAGAGGGGTTAGCATCCGCTGAACCATGATAGCCTGGCGGTGTTGGAACTTGCGATCAGCCTTGGCAACGACGAACCGCATAACCGCTCCGCCCGCCTTGGTCGGATTGGCCACGAACTCGTAGGGAAGCATCCCCGCCAGAGAGTCGCGCTCAAGGTGTTCGATAAATCCGTCGAAGGTTTTGTTCGGTCGGTTAGACTCGAAGGACTCCAATTTCTCACCGGGGGCGAGAGCCAAAACCTTTCCACCGAGGAAGGTCGACGCCTCGCTAGGGTCGGTCATGCCGTCGCCGTAATCCTGCGGCTTCATTCCAAAAGCCTCGAAGTCGCTCTGCGAACCATCGAAGTTAGGATTCTCACGGGTGATTGTACGGGAGATATCACTCGACGTTTTTACTGCGAGTTTCTCCAGCGAAAGAATCTCCAGCATATCGACCAGATTATTGATCGAGTGCTGGAGGGGGCTGTAAGCCCGCGCTCCCGAAGCCAGCTCTGGCTCGAACAAGTGAATGACCGCATTGGCAGGAACGAGACGGCTTGAGCCGTCAGAGCGGATTACGTTGTAAGAGATAGGCTGACCGTAGGGACCAAAAAGGATTCCATCCACCATGCCCGGAGGCACTTCGTTGTTGGACGAGTTACCGACCCGATGGGATTCGATAATCTGAAGGCGGGGTTCTCCGCCTGGACCACGGGTCTTAATGATGAACACCTCGCCGTCACGATCCATCAGCCGGCAGCAAATGTGCTGAACCTCGAAGAATGAAAAGCGTCCCGTGATATCGCAGGAACGAGACCCCCAGCGTTTGAAATAGGATTCAGCATCGTGGTCCCACATCTCGTCGCCCGACTGGGCTTGAGCCTTGATGCCCGTACCAACGGTGTACATGGCCATATCGGCCAGCACTTGACGGATAAGCCCCGCATTGAGTTCCAGCCAGCGCATCTTGCGCGTGGTCTCCATGCGGTCGAAGACCGTCATGGTCTTCTTGAAGTCCTGCGGCCAAGACGACCAAATCCAAGAACGCTTGTTGCTAAACTTGGCTGACTCGAAGTTCGAGAAGATGCCCGGTCCGCTTCCGCCACCCGAAGCCTGCTTCATCGGGGCCGCATTGCGGGCCACCGTGGGCGTCTTGGGCTTCTTCACCTGCGGGAGAGCAGGCTTCTTGACGGCGGGCTTTTTCATTAGAATCCTCGGAAGTTATTGAGCATATTGATCACCCGCACACGGTCGATTGAACCGTAGGTCTGGGGGTCTTTGACCATCAATGCGTAGCGGGCTTCCACCAAGACGGTGTTGATGTCCATCGGGAAACCTTTCACCACAGAGGTGCCGGAATCGGCGTATTCCATCATCGTCTTTCCCTGCTTGAGGAGGGCCAATGCGGAGGCAACGATGTCCTTGATGTCGCAAATCTCGAAAATGAGGAATACTCCTTGAGGGCGTGCCATTTGGGTTTAGCCCTGTGTAAAAAGGGTCGGCTGACCCTACCCATGAACCTGCACAAGAGCCACCTGTGTTGCTTCCAATAGGGCCAGCCGACTTGCAACCAGTCTGCCGCTGTCAGCATCTCCGTCAAGGGGATTCGACGACTTTCTCGTCGGGCTTGGTTTCCTCGACTTTGCCGTGCTTGTTCTTACCGCGCCCGATGAGCTTGGCCATCATTGCCGGGACGAGTCCCATGATCTCTGCGTCCCAGAGGTGATTCGCACGGTCGCCAATGGGTAGCCACACGGCTTGGCCGTTGGCGGACTTGGTGCGATGCTCGGACTGCATTTGCTTTCGGTACTCGTCGCCGGCGTCCTCGGGGTAAGTGTGGTGACCCGCACGGCGAAGGCGCGAGATGGAATCTTTGAAGTAAAGATTCGAGAACAGGTAAAGCTTACACGACGTCTGACCCACTTGGATAACCTTGGCACGGGCGTAAGGGCGATAGGCCACCTTGATGCCGTAAGGAGTCTGGATACGCCAAGGGAACTCATTCTGGCCGGAACCCTTGGTGGCGTTCCAAGCGAACCGCGCACACATTCGGTAGACGGTATCGGTGTTGGGTCCGTCACCCGAGTCGACGAACACAAAGAAGTCGGAAACCAGCAGTTTCTTCTGGGCGTCCCGCAGTTGGTCTTCGGTTTCGCAGTAGCCCCATTGCACCATGCGGGACTTGCCGTCCAAGGCCCAGGCTCGCACAATCCAGTAAAAGCCCTTGCGCTGAACGTCAACGGACATAAAACGCAGGCGAGCAAACTGCTTGGCCTTGGTGTATTCTTCCTTGAGCGGAGGTTCGGCTAGGCGGCTATCGACCATGAAGCCCTCGTCGTCCCATTGGTCGAGCATCTTGTAGCCTTGCGGAAGCACTTCGCCTCCGCCGTCATCTGGATCGTCAGACCAAGACAAGGCCAACCGCTTCTGTTTAAACTCCCGGCGCGAGACATCGTCACCGTGTTCCTCGAATGCTTGCTTCGCACGGATGGCCATCTCTGCAAGGGTTCCCCAGTCCAGACCCCATTGGGCACAGAGAGAGTTCCAATGAAAACCAACTACGCCCTTGGGAGCGTTTTGATTCATCGGGACGTACTCGCCCGTAAGGTTCAGCTCGCTGCGAACCTCGAAGGAATCCTTGAACCGGGTCTTGCAAGATTTGCACTCGTAGGTGCAACCCGCCTTGACTTTGTCGATGTTCCACCCGTTAGGCTCACGGGCGTCTTCGGGGTAAATGAGTTGCTCCCACTCGTAAGGCTGGCGCGTCTGGCACGACGGGCACTTGAATGTCCATTCTCGGCGGTCGGACTGATTCCACAGGTCGGTGATGTCGTCGCCTTCGACGCCGCCCTGCGAGACGAGCAGCGACTTGCCCTGCCAGATAAAAGCGGTACGACGGGCAAGGGCTTCGTTCAAGTGACCTTTGGGCCAGAGCCAGACTTCGTCACCGCCAAGGAAACGGATGGAACGACGCTGGAGGTTCTTCTTGTTGTTCGCACCAAGCACCCAAACGGTGTTACGCTCGAAGCGGGTCTTCTTCCATTGGTTACGCTCGGCTGCTTCCATCTTGACCAGCGTCGACGGCGTGGCCTCCCACATCGGACGCAGGCGATCCTTCTGCCAATCCTGGGCGTTATCATCGATGTCTTGGAGCAAGAGCGTCGGGCCAGGCGAGCGCGCGGGAATGAAGGTTGACCAAAGTTCCAGCAAAGATGACTTCCCCATTTGCACGGCACCTAGCACGACGATGGTCGTAATCTCTGGGTCGGTCAACGCCCGCAGGATGGGAGCGAGGAACGGCGTGGACTCCACACGGAACGGTCCGGGCTGCGGAGAGCCAGGCACCTCGCGCACATTGGCTTCCAACCATTCAACGATATCGCCTTCGGGGTCGGGCGTCATCATCGCACGGATGTGAGCCTCGAAAGTCTCGACTGTCTGCGGGTCGATGATCATTCGACCTCGTCGACGGTTTCCTCGTCTTCTACTTCGATGGGGTCTTCGGTGTCGGCTTCCTTTACGACGGCCTGCTCGGCGTAGCCGGCGGCGTTGGAGAGTCGCTCCAGCATCTTTTTCACCTCGTCGTCGATGGCCTTCATCGCCCGACCCGGATTGTCGGGGTTGACCCTTGAGGCCAGTTTCGTGCCGAGCTGGGAAACCTCTTCACGCACTTGCGCGAATACTCGACCAAACCTTTCAATGGCGGTCTGGGTGCGGATGTACTCACGGCTGGCAATCTGGCGGGCTTGGAGTTCCTTTTCCAAAGTGACCAACGTCTTTAGCAACTTGTCGTACGTTGCATAGGACTTGCTGGCGTCGGGAGAGTTGCTCCCAAGATCGTCGAGGTATTGCTGATAGGCCATTGCCTTGAGTTCCCTCTGACGCTCGACCGTCTCGGTGAAATCTTTATCGGGGCGGACGCTGGAACCCATCCGACCGGCACCACGGGCCATGTACCACGCTTCGGCGGACTCGATGGAATCGATGGGCATCCCTTGGTTGATAAACTTGTTGATGGCCTGCTTGGTAACGCCAAAGCGTCCCGCAAGGTCAATCGGTCGGACTTTGTCGTTGCTCACTTCTTCATCCTCCGGGCGTTGGCAAGCTTACCGCAGGCGTAATCCGATTTCATGTAAATGCTCGGCGGCAGATTCAAACGACGCTGGATGGTCTTGACTCGGGCGGACACGGCGGCGCGGGTAAGGTTGTGCTGCTCGGCGACGGCGGTCATCGTGGGCTGGTCGGGCAGACCGAGGGCCAGGCGGAGGCAGGTGGCTTCGAGCGTGTTGCCCAAAATCGAAAGCACCTTGCGTAGCACATCAAGGAACTCTTCGTGCGTGTAGGTGCGTTGGATCACTTCCACATCCTCCCTTGGTCGCATCCGCCATTGCACCGACACGAGGTGGTCGATGTCATAGCCTTCGGCTCTGGCAGGCCCATCGTCCATCGCCACAGGTTCTCCACCGAAGTAACGATGAGCCAGAGGAATCCCGGCGTCCTCGGGGTTACGGGCGTCGAAGCCATACGATTGCAAGGTTGCCCGTTGTTCCTTCGACAAGGTTTTCCAGAACCGCTTGTATTCGTCATAAATTGACATCGTCGTTTCTTGGGGGTTCGCCGATGAGATGTTCAATCTGACTGGCCACCGACAGCATCACCGCTGCCTCCGAGATGAGCAACTGGGCGACTTCTTGATCGCCGTTGATGTCGCCGATGTGGGCGGCGCGCACGATGTTTAAGCCGCCGATGCGAC